TTTTAAGAATTCTGTTCTTGTACTTTCTAAAGCAAATGGAGATCCACCCTTAAATGATGATTTTAAACCTGGTTGATCATCATGTTTCATATCGTTAACACCCAATCTATCTCTACCTAAAGGATCATTTTGTGTATTAATACTACTTGCTCTTTCTTGAGGTCTACCTAATTTAACATCCTCACCATAACCATCAGGTACATTTTCTGAATTAGAAGCATATCTGCCTTTACCGTATAAATAAGCTAAATCGTGTGGTGTACCATATGAACGACCTGATTCTGCTGGATCATTACCTTCGTTTTCAATTTGTTTAAATCTAAACGCTCGTTTCTGATCTTGTATAACTAAATCTCTATATTCATCATACTGGTCTTCACTCAAGTGGAAAATATTATCATATATCCAATCAGAAGGTAATATCTTTTTCTCTAATATACTGCCTGCTAAATCTACTTTTTCTTTCATTAAAGCAATACGTTCTTGATCATAGATAATAGATGGAGTAGTTAATGATAATTCAAAATTAACCAAGTTATCTCCTTCATATCCTTGAACATACAGGTGAATCAAAGCAATTTTATATAATTCTGATAAAATAATACGTTGGATTCTATCAATTGTGCGAGCAAATCTAATATCTTCAGCTGCTAATGTTGCTTTACCTTGTAAGTTTTCATCATAACCCATAAATGCTTTAGGTACTTTAAGAGCAGCGAATAATTTATCTCTCAAATAATTAACGTCTTGAATACCATCATAATTTAAACCTGCAGCAGTATCAATTTTAGTTGAAGCATCATTACCTCTAACTGGAATGTAATAATCTTCTAACATGTTTTGCATGTTATATTTTAAATTATAATCACCCGTTTGTTGATCTACTAATGGAGTACGTTTCATTGTAGAAATAGTTTTCTGCATGAAATTCTCTACTTCATTAGGTGGAATAGAACCAACATTGACATAGAAAATACGACGGTCTGGAGCTCTTACTATACGATGGATTAACATCGCATCTTCCATTAATGTATATTGTTTAAATAATTTACGAGCTGGTTCAATATAAGAACGACCGTATGGTAAAAAGTTCACATCAGTTAATAAACGGAAGTGAGCCATTTCATAATTGTCAAAGTAAATACCTGTATCTTTACCGTATGATTTGTTAATACCAAAATACCCATCACCACCAACTAAACCGTCTTGTGAATATCTAAATCTAACTGATGTTGGATGATCTCTATCATATGCTTCTTGTCTTTCAATATGATAAGCAGTAAATGGAATAACATTATATACTCCAAATTTCTCAGCAATTTCTAATTTTAAGAAGAAATCACCATATTTACACATCTGGCGAATCCAAGACCACAAATTAAATTCAATGTTTAATACATCATAAAATAAATTATATAGAATTTTCTGAACGTCTTCATCACTACTTCTAATTTGAAGTACCTCACCCATATCATTTTTTAAAGTACATTCATCAGCTATAATATCTAAAGCAGAAGCTACAATAGCATCTGTATCCATAGAATCATAATCTGAATATATTGTAGGGCGTAAATACCTATAATTGGCGTTAAACTGTTGTCCTAAAAGTGATGTTGTATTTGATGAATAAATTCTATTGTACCTATCAACCAAAGCATTTGTTTCAAATTCTCCACTTGATTGAATTTGATTACTATCAACTACTTTTAAATTATTTCCTCCAGCGTTTCTGATGATAACATCTGTTGAAAATAGTCTTTGTAATCGATTAAATAAGCCTGTATTTGCCATTTTTTATTTTTTATGTGTATAAATATTATTTTATAACAGCCAATTTATGCCTTCAATATTTCCATGATTATCTCTAATCTGATATGGATTTTGAACACCATTAACTGTGTATCCACCTCTAGCTGTTGACATATTATTCAAAGCAGCTCTAGTTAAATCTAAACTCTGTTGTTGGAATTTTAATGATGTATCTCTTAAATACATTGCTATAGAAAAACTCATTACTAAATCATCATTATATCCTGTTTGAGCTTCAGGTCTACCATTTTTCCAAACAAATACTTTCATTTCTTCTAATAAACGTTTAGATTGTATTGTGACACTTCTATCACCAACATATTCTCTAAATTTATTAATAGCTAAAGGTCTTGTTCTTAAAGACATAGTAAATCCTGGAGTCATACCTGTTTGTGTTTCATATCTCTGAAGATACGACTCAGCTGTTGGGGTATCACTCTTAGGTGAGTAATAGAAATTTCTATATCCTCTTTCCATAATAGCATCTATGGTCGCCCAACCAATATTAGCATTTTCTACTACAAGTAAAGCGTTATTATATTCTGTAGCTAAACCACAAAGAAAATATCCAAAATCTTTAGGTGGTAATTGTCCTTTATATTCAGCAACTTGTGTATTTGTTTCTATATCAATAACATGACATGCTGAAAAGTCTTTACCGTCTCCTCTAGCTACGTCAGCTATTACCATATACTCTCTACTATAATCAGCTTGATTCCAAATCCATAAATTTTGGTCTACACCTCTACGTTCTACTGGTTCTTTAATAGTAGTTGTTTTAATAAAATCTAACCACTCATTATAAAATACAATATCACCTGATGTACTAAAATCACAATCACATTCTTGAGCTGCTATTCTAGGATCACCCAACAATTCATCTTGTCTTTTTCTCCATGACTCATCTCGTTCTGGGTGTACAAACCAAGGTAATTTAATAGGTAAGAAATCATTATCTTGCGCTTCAGCTGCTACCCATGTTTTATGAAACCAGTTACCTGTACCATATGGTGTTGATAATACTATTGCTCCACCACCGGTAGCTAATGTTTGTTGAGCAGAAGCCCAAATCTCACCAATACCTTCAATAAAAGCAGCCTCATCGACTATTAGTAATGATACTGCTTCTGATCGACCGGCATCACTACTTGCTGATGTTGCTTTAATTTGAGAACCATTACTTAACCTTAATGTTAATTTATTATTTTCATCAGCTACTATTTTTAACCAAGAAGGTAAGTTATCAAACATGAACTTAACTTTAGTTACCATGTTTTTAGCTGTTTCTTGTTTAGTAGCAATACATAATATGTTTTTATCTTTATGAAATAACATTAACCATAAAGAATAACCAGCAGCTAAAGTTGAAATACCTAATTGTCTTGATTTTAATACTACTGAGTATGGATTATCTCTCCATAAACGTAATACTTTTTCCTGGAATGGATAAAGATTGAATATAACTCTTCCACGCTGTGGGTGTTGAATATTACAATATTTTTTCATGAAGTGTGCTGGATCTTGAGCACACTTTAGGTATTCTTCTCTTATTATTGTACGTAAATCTTGTTGTTCTTGACTCATAAGAATATTGATAAGATTAATATAGCTAAACTAGCTATAGCAGCACCATTACGTTGCTTTTTATAATCTTTTATTTGACCATTTAAATTATCTAATTGTAAAATACGTGTAGAATCAATTTGATTTAAAAAACTAATTTCTTTAACAAAAGATACTTCTTTCTCTTTATATTTTGTTATTGTACTATCTTTCAAAAATACAACATGCTTATAATCAAGAATAATACTATCTTTAATTAATGATTCTTTTCTACATAAATCATATCTTTCTAAATCTTTAACAATTTTAACAACTGTTGATTTAGGCATAACAACTACAGAATCACTTATATCTTTCTGAGAGAACACTTGAAAGCTCATCAGAAGAAAGCTTGTCAATATTGTTAATTTTAACTTCATATTCGTGTTTTAAATTATTTAATTTATTTTCTTTAGTATGTATTTGTCCTAATACTCTAACTACTGAATCTTGAAGACCAATGATTTCTTCATCATATTTTTGTCTTTCAACCTGTAAAGTATCAATTTGTGTTCTTAAACTATCAATTGTGGTTTGTAAAGCTTTCTGCTTATCATCTATTTTAACCTCAGTTTTGATAACACCCACAGCTACTAAAACTAATAATACAAAAATAACATAAAGTAAAAAACTATTTATAGCATTAGACCAATTCATCTTCTAATTGTTGTTTAAGTGATTCTAATTCTTTTTTAATTTTGGTTTTATCTTTTAATTGTTGAAGTAAAGATTCTTTTTCAGCACCGTCGGCTTGTTTCCACTGTTTAGCTAGACGCTGCATTTCCTTTTCTGTTTGAGACAAATCAATAATAATTTTATTTAATTTGTCGCCCTGACTTTTAAACTTTTCAGCTCCAGAAATCGCCTCCATATCCTCTTCATCATTTTCATTTAATACATTTACAATCTCATTTCTAATGTATTGTTTCAATTCAGATAAATTCATAATAGTTTTTATGTATAAATATTAAAGATCTAATGCTTCTTTAATCTGCTGAATACGTTGCTCAGTTGTGCCACTAATTTCTACTAATTTAGTTGGTTTGTATTGTTTTAATAATTCAACAATAGCAAAGTTAATATCGTTTCTATATTGCGCGTCAGTTTCTCTTACACCATTGTCCTCGATTTCAATTCCGTCTGGGTTAATATAAAATACTATATCGTAATATGGCATTAATGTTGACGCTGCCTCAACCAATGATTTTTTATTAAACCAACTAATGGATTTAGCTGATAAAGTAAAAGCACATACATCCCAAATTGTTCTATCTGTTACAAGATTATCATTTATTAATTCACTAGCCCTTTCAGCCATAAACACAAATTGTCCTCTAACTGTTGAATCTGTATTTAATGGAATACCTAAATCTCTTAAATATTTTGAACGTTCAGTAGCAAAAAAGTAATTTTCAAATTCAGGTAATTCTTGTAATGCTTTTACTAATGTAGTTTTACCTACACTCATTGTTCCACATAACCCAATTCTCATACTCGTGTTCCTTTAAATGATGATTGTTTATAAAATGGTAAACCAGTTTGATCTTTAATTCGATCTTTCCATTCTTCCTCAGTGTATTGAATACCATGTATATAATATTCTTTACGTTTTTTATCACCCTCAGGAATTAAAGCTGGTCCATCCCAATTATGTAATTTACCATCATACACATAAGCAACTGTACCATCTGCTTTTGTTAATTTTTTACTTTCAATTTTGTTTTTAGACATAACTTAATATTTTATTTAATATAACAAAAAAGGCTTGGTTTCCCAAGCCTAATTTTAATTATTTGCAGCATCTATATAATTTCTTAAATCTTCAAAGATGATTTTGTTTTTATGAGTTTTAGCCAAATCTTCTAATAAAACCATACCATCAATTTTATCATGTTTATGTTCTGTGATTAATTTTTTAACTGATTTTAAAGTACTTTCAGCTAAAACAATATAATTTTTATCATCACCATAATCATGAAGATCATTTAAATACAACTCAATATACTCATTTAGTTTTTCTTGAGATAGTTTCATATATTATACTTTTTAATTTTTTAACAAATTCTTTAATAGTTTTAATTTGACTATTTAACCACTGTAAACGTTCACCCATCTTTTTACCTTCCATAGGTTTTTCAATATTACCTTCTGGGATGTATTCTGTTAGAGGTTTCATATATTCTGAGCCAGTTAGAAAAACAAATTTGTCTTTTTGAGGATCAACACCTGAAGATTTCATTTGTCCAACTACTGTTTGGCCCCATTTCTCTTTCTCATCTTTTTTCATATCTTTTAAAGTCATGTCATATGGAGCTAATTTTTTATCCATAGGAACTAAATGATGTTTAGCAGATAGAATAAACATTTTATCTGGTTTTAGAGACTGACCATACTCCATTGTTTTTTGAAACATTGGAGAAGCAGAATATAATTCTTTTGCTGGACACGGATGATCTAATTTAGATTTGGTACAGCTTAATAATACTATTGTTGCCATATGTTTATAAATATTAAAAAAGAATTAAATCACCTGGATCCTGACAATCCTCAAATTCATTATCCATAATATATTAGTTTTCTAATAAATATTCAGCAACATAAATTCCTTGTGCTCCTGATACAGTAATTCCTCTAGCTGATAAAGCATCTCCTACAAAGTGAACATTTGAATAATCAATAAGAGCTAAATTAGTATAATCAACTAAAGGCTCTGGACTCAAATATTTCACCTCCGGTATATAGATTCCAAAATCATCACCAAATTCAAATACTTTATTCATTTGGTCAATGAAATTAACAATATATTCAAAATAAGGATTCATTGCTTCAGTAACTTTAATTAAATCTAACCAACCAATTTGAATAGCAGATACTGTATTACCTTCAGATGTTAATCCTGGTTTGCGAGTGTTACCTGGTGAGTAATATAAACCAGTTCCATTTTCTTGTAATTTAGATACTACATTACGTGACCATTCAAATGGATTTTCAATACCTTTAATTTCCATTAGGATACCAAAATTAGTCATATCATTTCTAAATTCTTCGCCTTTCTTTGCGTGGCCGTTGTAGCTAACATCACCATATGTTTCCTCTACTGCTACATAAGCAGCGTTATTGTTAGTACAAAACGAACGTAATGATACATTATCAAACTTTTGATATAGTTTAAAATCATAACTAACATCAATTAGTTTTTGGAAGTATTTCTGTGGTGATTCAAAACGAACTCCAATTTGAACTGATTTAGGTTCTGTTGGTAACTGATAGTCGTCTGCTAATTATTTACCAAAATCAATACCTGATGTACCTACAGCAAAAATTAGCTCATCATATTACACATCAATGTTATGGGTATAAACTCTGTTGTTTTTGAAATCAATATCTTCAACTTCAATTTCCCACTCAAATTTTACACCTTTATCAACTAAATATTGATACCATGCTTTAGCAATTTCAT